CTCTTATTGAAGTGAGACATAATGAACTTTAAGTTCTCCTTATACCAAGTTTTGTCTTTTGCGCTTTCCGCCAAAAATTGACTTGGTTGATTCGTTATAGTATACGCCATTTATTACAAATTTATGCAATTTTAACGAGAAAACACAATTATGGCATTTAGATAATTAATCCGAGTCCTTATACTCCGAGTCCTTTCGTAGTCTTCGTCAGTACATTTTCTTGGGTGAACCACTATTTAAACCATACCCCCCTTTCCCCCCTTTCCTTTAAAGCCTTAAAAAAAGCTTTGTGAAAATTGGTTCAGGTGGTGTGGTTGTGATTCCCAAGACACTTTCTCGTTCATCCCCACACAGTCCATCAAGACATACCCCCATCAAAAAGTATGGACTGCGGTACAAACATAATATCACTCTTCTGAAAAATCAAGCACATAATGTCTTGGGACCAACTTTTTTATGTAAAACTCAATAAACTCAGACCCTTTCGAGACTAACTTCTTTTCCACAATCAATCTGAAGATGTATTTATCGTTGAATCCGTACTTCTTCTGTAAGATGTCTACGAAGGGTTTTACGACATTATCGACATCTGAGGCCATATTGCTTAGTCCAACGACCAAAGATAGCTCTATGGGCTCGCTAGCCCAGTTAATCTTGTGCGGAGGCAACTTATACAAGCACTCCTTTTCATATTCTTTGTAAATTGGACTTTTAAACTTGCGCCCTTGCCAAGCCTGGTTAACCGATATTGGTTTAATCTCTACTCTGTTTGAAAAGAGAAGGATATTCGTTCCTGATTGTCTGCTCATTAGCTTCTAAATCTGTAAATAAAATAAGTTCTGATGGAATGCCAAAGAAGGCAGCACAAAGTAAGATGTGCTCAAAGTTGAAGATGTTCATTTTTCCTTCGAGGAGCATTTGGAAGAAATCGTCTGTAGATATTCCCATGTTCTCCTCGACATTGTGTTTATTGCACCAGCTCTTGTGTATTTTGTTCAGAAATCGAACATTCTTGAGAAAGAGTTGGGTGCACCTTTCTTTCTCGGCTGTGATTTTGTAAAGATAGTACTTCTGTCGAACCTGTCCGATCTTGTGTCTTTCAACATACGGAGTCAACCCTTGCCTTTTGATAGCAATGATTTCTCTGTCCAGTTCGTCAAAGGTCATAAGTTCTGCAGGGAGAGATCAAACTCTTCCATGTATCTCTCATTTTCTTTGATACACTTCATCACCTCACGCATCACAATAATTAATTTTTGCTGATCGATAAGTGATTTACCGTTCAGGATATTGTATACATCATATTTCTTTACACCGAAGACCGAGGTGCGGTCTACGATTCGAGCCATATCTCCTCTTCGTAGCTGACCCTTTAATTCTGTAATTTTATTTTTTAACTCGTTGTTCATAATATTATACAATTTTAATTATTTTTTTTGGTATTTCCAAATTTGGTTGTATATTCGCTTTACTTATAGTTATGGCTTTAAAAGAAAAAACAACTCCATTAGTTTATCTTACCATCAGAGAAGGTAAGATCGCAAAGAAGGTAGGTGACGCTTACCATCTGTTTGACTCAGTAGAAGGTTACATCCGTGGTATTAGTACTAGGGAACACAAGTATGGCACAGATTTGTGCGTTACATTGGAAGATGATCAGATGTACCAATTGCAAATTAAGATGAAAGGCGAGGATGGCGGTAAGCAGACCTCTTACTTTATCGCTTTTGCCCATTGTTGCCCTGGTATCAATCCACACCAGAGAGTGGAATTTATCCCCTCTTTGAAAATCGTAGATGACAAAAAGAGATCCGCCTTGTTCTTGAAACAGAACGGAGAGGTGTTGAAGTGGGCTTACAAGATTGGTCAAGACGGAGTTCCTGCTCCAGAAGAACTTAAGAACAAAAAGGGAGAGGTTATCTCTGTTGATTGGTCTGAGGTTGAGGCTTATCGTGTAGACAAGGTTAACGAGTTTACCTCCACCTTGGTTCCTACTGTTCCAAACGATATCGTTAAAGAGCACGCTGTAAACAGCAATGTTCCTGATGAAATCGATGATTTACCATTTTAATGTCTAGAGGCGTACACGATATGGCACTAGCTAGTAGAATCGGTGCGAAAGTTGAACCTGCTCATATGAAACATTATGGGCAGGAACAGCGTTCTATAATTCGGCAGTCATCGTTAAAAAGTGCCGTAAATATAGTTTCTTCAATGAGTCTGGAAGGCAAGAGTCTAGACGAGGTTAAAGAGATGACGTTTCACCTTGCTGAGCAGTTTGAGGAATGGGTCTTGAGATAATTCAGATCAATAAGGACAAGGCTTATGATGAGTGGATAGCATTCCGCTCTCGTGGTCTTGGGGCCTCAGAGATTGGTACCCTGATGGGTGTCAACTCCTGGAAATCTCCAGCAGAACTATATTATCAGAAGATCGGTTTAATCCCTCAGAAGGTGGAGCCGAATATTCCTATGTTCATGGGGACTATCTTGGAAAAAACTGTTGCTGAAATATTTGAGTACTGGGATGGCGATGATGCGTCTATGTTGCGCAACTATGAGGCCCAAACCAAAGTTAGAACTTTGTACGAGCCGGTTGGATATGTTGTAAACCCTGACTACCCACACCTGTTTTTTTCGCCTGATAGATTACAAATCAAAACTAAAAACTTACGTATAAGAGATGGTAGAATTAACTTGGAAAATGTGGAAGCTATTATTGAGATTAAGACGATTAGCGGCTGGAGCAGTAAGCAGTGGACTGGTGGTGTTCCACCGTCTTATTACTTACAGTTGCAGACGTATCTAATGGGTCTTGGTATTGATGTTGGCTATCTTGTTGCCTTGGAAGACGGTAGAAATCTAAAGGTTCATCAGTTCGACAGGGATCAAGAAATGATTGATATGATCGCCAATGTAACAGCAGAATTTTGGAATCGTGTTGAGTCAGGCAGACTTGCTTTGGAAACTGGTGAGGACTACGATCAGTTTGCTCCACCACCAGATGGAACGGAGGCTTACTCTGAGTTCTTAAACGAGAAGTACAAGAACCCTGAATCGGCATCAATTGTTTCTAATGATGAAATTGACGAGTATATTCGACATTACAAGCAGAAGAACGAGGAAATTGCTCGCCTTGACGAGGAAAAGAGGGAGGCTTCTAATTACATCAAGAATTATATGGGGAACAATATGATATTGGCCTCAGATGAAGGTAAAGTAACATGGAGACCTAATGCAAAAGGATCAAGAGTTTTCAGGGTGGGATGACAAAGGATACAGCATGGTACAAGGCCATGTGGAATTCACGACCACATCAATGCCAGGAATGTGGGATACAACTGTCCCACTTTCATCCGATGTTCATCTCGCATATCATTACAAAAGGAAGTTATCCGAGTCTGAGGCATCATCCAGAAAACTTTATGATTTATTGTATGTCATGTCATCAGCAATGGGAATTTGGGAATCGGAAGACGATGAAGACCTATGATGAAGCCACAGAAATAGCAGAACGATTAAAACGAGAGTACCATGACAAAAAAGCACGATAAATCATGCAAATAAATAAGAGAAGTCCTAAGATCGACAAGAAACAGTACCTCAGGTATATGAAAACATACCTGTGGGCAATTCGCCAGACCAAGGATGAATTGGTTAAAGTGGTTATGGGCAGGCACATGGATAACTACCCGGCTTCTGCTGCTAGTTTGGAGCAAGCCGTAACAGACATGGATGCGGAGAGTCAATTGCGTCAAACGGGCCTCAGTATAACCGATATGTACGCCATAAAGGAAGCACTTAATTTAATTGAAAATAATGACACCCAAACAACAAGCAGAGAAGATGGAACAGGAAATCAAACAGCTGGGATTCCAGATGGACACTTACCGATTCAGGAAGATAGCCTCCTACTCCATACGAATGATACAGAAGGAACTCCAGGAAGTGGAGAAGATCGCCAAGATAAACATGACGGAGATGATCCGCTACTGGGAGGAAGTAAATAATAACTTACCGTGAGCAATTGGGTATTCGTATACAACCAGTATCAAGAAGTATGGCACGCCTTCAAAAGAGAGGAGTGGGTTGCTTATTGGAATGGAACGGCTGAGACCCTAATCAAAGCCCGTAATATAGACACATTAATTTACATGATTCACCATAAACTAGTATGAAAGCATTTGTTAGAGGACCACGAGTTATATTAACTCCCCCCGAAATTAAGAAGAGCGTTATTGAAGTTGACGAGAAACTTCAAAGAGAACTAATGGAAAAGGAAATGAAGAAGTGGGGTGCCCTAGAGGTATACGCCATTGGTTCAGAAGTAGAAGGCATTGAAGTAGGAGATAAGGTTTATGTTAATCCTATCTTCCTTCAGAACGCAGAAAGAATCGAGATGGACGGAGCAGAACGCTTAATTGTGCGCTCTCCAGATATTTCTATTGTTTGGAAATAATAAAATGTCCCCACCTGCATACCGTAAGATCTGCTCGTGGGGCTTTTTCAAATAGTCAGGTGGCGGAAATGGAACGCCCAACACGGCAAATGTTGGATATACAGGTTCGAGTCCTGTACTGACTACAACCATTTTGTTGGTGTCAACGAATTGGGTCTCAGAGCTCCCACGCCTTATTATACCGTTCATAATAGAACTCAGGCATAGAGGAAGCATACTCTCCTACATAATCACATTCAAAACAGCTTGACACATTCTGTATCAAAGCCGTTGTAATAATATCATCATTCTCATACCCTAGATCTAGGAGTACTTCTTTAATCCACCTATAGTTATTTCCAGATAGCACAGCAGCCTCACATAGAATGATTTTATCATAGAGTACAGGAAAGCGAGCAATGTTCTCTCTAAAGTTCACCTCATACATATGCTTATCTTCTTTAGGAAAGGGAACATCGACAGGATACATATCAAGCATCTTACCCCCTTGAGATAAATGATGCGCCATGTGCATAGAGAATGTACTAGAATAGTCTGGCGATACATTCAGAACTACGGTAGTCCATGGGTCTACTACAGGAATCTTGCGGATCAATGTCTGGATTAACTGGTGCTCTTTTAGGTGATCGATGTACATAGTTACAAAACTACATAAACTTCTTCGAACTTTATTCTGCTGCGCCCATTTTTAAACTGCTGCGCCCATTATTCTCAGATCTTGTAACAATAAAAGTATAAATTTGTTACCGAGCAGTAATATGTACAGACATAGTTTTCATTTTATACCGAGCGGTATTATACCACTTCGTACTTTGGCACTCTTTTACTTCCGACTTTGGCAACTAAGAAAAGCCAGTAAATGAAAATAGTGGCGAATGTTTGAATGAAGTTTTTGGAAAAATTCATGCAGCACCCTGTTGCACAAAGTAGCGAAAAGTACTACCTACTGCTAAAAATACCCCCCCCTAGTAGTCTGAGAATCAATGTTTTTGCGAGTGCTGGGGGTAATACGATCAAATCAGTAGACTATGGCAGTCAAAAAAACATCCCCCCCTGTTTCCATAACTTGCTGACAATTAATTAGTTACGATGGCTTGACTCGAACCAAATTAAAATACAAATAGAAATCAAACCTACACAACTCACTGATTATCAGTCAAATAGAAACGCCAAATCCTATATACATTCGGTCAAACGTATATAGAAAGAAAGAAATCGCCAAGGCTGTGCAACTTCTATCTGTAAGACATCCCACATTCGTTCCAACAACTTTTGTTCACACATCATCTGTCGAATTTTTTTATCTCTCATCAACCCATCCCAATTTCGCATTTGTTACAACAACAATCGTTTCAACAACATTTGTTACAACAACTATTTATTCTTTCCCGATATAAGGAATCACGCACACGCACACGAGGAAATGTCATCTGATTGTCACAGAAAAAAGAAAAAACGTTCATTCACAAAGCCAAACCATCCATTCACAAAGAAACGACAAAAAACGCTTGACACGAAATACCAATCGGTTGTAGGTTTGCCAAAGATTTCAGAGACAACTAAACTTAAAACACAACAATATGAAAAACACAATTATCACCATCGCACAGCAAACCGAAGTATCTAACTTCTCACGTCAATTCCTTATGGGTATTCGCAATGTCGATACCTTTGGACAAGTCCTTGGCAATGTTGCATTCCGTCTCCATCAGCAGATGTGTTTAGCCAAAGGCAGTAAGCAAGGCAAAGGCATTGATTTGCGTAAGCCATTTACAATCTCCTTGCAATTGGGCGATACCATTATCTCCTCAAGTGAGTCAGTATGGTATGCCGATGAGACAACAAGCGGACTGACTGCCAAAGGTCAACATCGTTTTGGTCATAAGTTAGCCAAGGCAATGTATGACGTTCTTTTGGACAAAGGTATGGTTGGCAATCCCGATGCCGATGTAATGGTTGCCGAATGGACATTGGAGCACCAAGCCAAAGCCATCCGCACCTTGCTTGATGAGTCCTTTGTTGACCTTATTGAGTCTATCTAATTACCCAAGGTGAGTCAAGTTGACCTTAGTATGGGAGCATTACCCATATCACCTACAAAATCGTTCTGATTCTTGTATCTGAGTCCCAATGCAGATGTCTACGGACATCCTTAGATAGCGGAGACGTTATCCCATTGCAGATGCATCGTTCCTTGACATAACACTATCGGAGCATCGACATACCGATGCAGATAGATGCCCGTATCAAATCGCCATATGTAGGAATCCGCAAGGTATGGACATATGGGTGATACGGAAAGTATATCGTGATGGCAATGTAAAGGCATACATGTGGTTCGAGTCCATGCCATCACCCACTATCACACTATGAATATCACACTAAAAGTTATCGCACTTATCTGTATTGCTCTTGTCATGTACTATGTGAGCATTACCTCAATCATGAACAAGCACTTCTTTGATGGCATTTGCTACTTCTTTGTGGCGATTGTTGCATTAATCCTTTCAGCAATTGAATCTGAGCCCAAAACTAAATAATATGAACGAACAAACTTTAAACGATGCAAAGCAGTGGTTTGAATCACTTGGCTTTTCAGTAGACATCTCCTTTGGTTCAATGTACTTAGAACTTGAGTGCTGTTCAGTAGAACTATCTCAGTCAGAAATTGAATGCAGAGCAGAACAATGGACTAATCACCTTAATAGACAAGACTAATATGGCACGTAAAACTAACGAACAGAAATTACGCAGTATCATCAAGAATCTGCACACTATCGAAGTTGCTCTCCTTGTAGAGCGAATTGAAACTATGATGAAGTTGACCTTGCAAGATATCGAGGAAGATCCGAAATCGTACGACAATTGGATTGTATCTCACCATGCATATGTCAGTATGGCGAACAAAGTAATTGAAGAACTGAAATGACAAACGACATCAAGTATTTTTATTGGGAACACAATTGCCAGAACTGCATCAACATCCTAAACTAT